ATGAGGTGGCTGCGGTCAATGAGCTGGACATTGAAAGGATCAATAAAAAAGGAGTACCAGCTCTCACATATTATACAACAAAAAAGGAGTGGATTAAAATGATACCGAAGTTTAGAGCGTGGGATAAAGAAGATAAACGAATGAGTTATGGTGAGATTGAATATTATGATGATTCATTCGGAGTTAGATTTGACCATTTCTGCGTAGGTGCAGATTTTGAAGTAGAATTCATGCAATCAACAGGCCTCAAAGACAAGAACGGCGTGGAGATATTCGATGGTGATTGCTTTATTAAAAATTTTAGAACTATTGAAATACCTACTGGAAAAGATGGAATTGAAAAAGCTGTCGGAATAGTTAAATTTCATGAAGGAGCGTTTCACGTTCATATTGTCGGCTGGGGCTATGAGCTGTTATCAAAAGTTGTGAAACCACAAATGTACGGAGCAAATAATGACTATTGGGAGAGTGAAGTAATCGGCAACATCTACGAAAATCCAGAGTTGTTGGAGGTGGAATAAGTGGATAAAAAAGAAGGATTTATCATTGATAATGCCCGATTCATCAACAGGCATTGTACGGGAGAAGATACCTTGTATTTTAGTGTGAATGAGGACGGCATACTTTTTCAAACGACGAGAGAGCCAGAAGATAAACAACATGATATTCCTATGACGAAGGATGAGTGGGAGTTGCTAAAGCGTCTAATCGATGTTCAGTTAATCCGCTAACGTCACCAATAGAGGAAGTTTAGGAGGGGTGTGAATGAGCACGACAGAGGCTGTTTTTCGAATCATTTTGTTTATCGTTACATGGCGTATAGTCGCTTCTATATTCAAATCGTACAATAAAGCAATTAATGAACTGAATAAACGAATGAAAACGTTGGAGACACAAAAAGATCTCTACATTGAATTCATTATGAAATTGAATGAAATTTTGAATAAAAGTGATAGCAAAGATACAGAACAACGGGGGAAGAATGATTGAGTAGAAATGATTATCTCATAAACGAATTAGACAGGAAGTTTGCGAATTATCCGAATTACAATAGAGAAATCGCGATTCGAAAAGAAGAACTAAAAATGAAAGAGGCTGATGAGAACATCGGCGGCGGTAAAGGGAACATTCGTAGCAATCCTGTTGAACAGCAAGTAATTAAAGAGTTATCTGATCCGTATATTGTCAATCGGCAGCTTTGGAAGAAGTGTATCAGGGAGACTTTAGAAAGTCAGAGCGCTGATATTAGAAAACTGATGGAGCTTAAATACTGGGGTGAAGATAGTTGGATGGATTGGGTAAGTTTTGGTCAAAAACATGGATATGCTCAAAAGACTATTTATCGATTGCGGCAGAAAATTTTACTTGATTTTGGAAGACGAATTGGGGAAATCAATTAAAATGACACAAAAGTGGGTAGTTTTGTCACTGTCAACCCCTATATAATTGTATTATCAGAGAGTTTTAAATAATCCATCAAACAGACGACTCAAATTAACTTTATTGGCATGAAGTTTCTTCTTATACCTCTTAACATACAAACGTCTAGCTTGGTGGGTTATTCTCTTTTTGACTACACTGCCACTTTGCGGAAACAGAGTAGGCAAACAATTGACGGCATGAAATAATGATTTCTACATTGAGCATGCCGTCTTTATGTCACTGTGGCGGAAGTAGAAGACGTGTTGCATGCGTGCGAGGTTAATGCTTAGGCAACCATGAGTGGGGCGGTGCCACTCCAGTGACTTAGACGAAAGGTAACTTAAATGTGACCACATCAGTATCGTCAGCGAGCTGATAAAGGTAACTAGTAGACTCTAGGATTTAAGATAGTCTTGCCGATTAGTCAATCTCAACAGCAAGCTTGCAGGAGGTAGCTCCTCCAGTTGACGTGTAGCATCATGGTGATGCATCTGACTGTCAGAGTTGGAAATGAGGTCGGTTCGATCCCGGCCACGTCAATAGGGACGAAGGTGCCCAAGAAACATCGGGACATAAGCGCCCACAAATAGCAACCGAGCATTCCTATCTGCCAGTCATGGATAAACAGTGGGTTCCATAATGGAGTAGGTTGCTTAATTTAATGTCAATACTCTCATTCCTGTTTAGGCAGATGCGTTCTGAGGTGAGAGTTTTAATTATTAATAGAACCCCGTACACCTCTCAACGATGTGTCCCAAGCGGGGACGATATACATAATCAAGATCGCTTAGGCGGTCTTTTTATTTTGCACACAAAAATAGACCGCTGTTTCCGCAGCGGCCAAATGAAAAACAAATTTTTAAAAAGGATGATACGTAGAAATTATATCATTGTAACGCTTACAGGACAATGCGGAAAAGGAATATAAAAATGAGAAACTATTGGTATGTGTCACTAAACAATAAATATCCTTTGCCAATGAGAGGTCAACATAAACGGGTGGTGATGTCTGTTCAGATGAAGGCGAAGTATTCGATCGTAGAAATGACCAGGGAAGCAACACCGGTTGAGGTTGATCAGTGCAAGATGGTCTATTGTGGGTTTGGTTATTGGAAAGAGGAACATGTGCAAGAGAACATAAAGAGGTGGTTAAGATGACTATATACAAATATCTAGTTGTGGGTGAGACGGTGAAACAAGCTGAGCATTATATCAAAATGTTTGATGAAACCTTCCACGATAAATGCAAGGCAATTTCTATAACAGTTATGAAACATACAGAACCAGCTCCAGCAATGCATATTATTTTTACTGAGTCATTTGGCGAGAGAGCGGATATAAAAGATGTCCGGTTTGCTCGAAACTATTTTGGTTTATGCCGGCGATTGGCGAATGGTTTCTTAGAGGAATCAACATGACATACTTTGAATACTTGCAACAGTGTTTCAACCATGCACGAGATAAGTTACCAGACACATACACCGTAGATGATGTTGCTATACATGTATTGAAGACAGAGAGCCATAGTAGCCCTGATGGTAACAGCAAGGAGCAGACGCTCGCGTGGTTCAAGTTCTTTAAGTGGATTAAGGAGGAAGAGCAATGAAGCTAATAGATTATATACATGAAGGATACAGCATAGTAACATCGGAATGCCTAGGAAGAGCGATTAGACAATCACATCCGGCTACGTTTGTGTTTACAGGCGGAGACTTTGAAAAGATACCACGCGGAAAATTACTGGTTGATAGTTTCTACAGCTATCTTCCTGAAATTAGGGACGCTATGGAACTTCAGAAAGCTTATGCAGTGGAACGATTCACTAATGACTTTGTTGGAGCGGAAGCAAGAGTCAAATCAATGAAGTTGCTTGAACAAAGCCTTAAGTATCTGAATAACAAAGAAGAACCTAACCTACTAGAAATCAAACTGAAGGATACTGATTCGGTCCCTGAAGTGTATTACAAAGGTGAGAGGTTGGATGAGCTGCCTAAAGCTTTGGTAGATATCTCGTATCATTACAGGACGACCGGAGAGTGGCCTGATGATTCAGCCAATGACATCAACATCGAATACTACTCAACATCGAATGATAAGTACCTCGATAAGAAGATCATTGGACACAAGCGGGACATGTAGATGATTGAAGTAACAACTAAAGCAGATAGAGCTAAGTTCTATTCATCAAGCGAGTGGAAGCAGCTAAGGCAAGAAGTGCTGGAACGTGATCACTACGAGTGTCTATGGTGTAAAGAAGAGGGCAAGGTTACAACTATTAATGATGCTATCTTGGAAGTGGATCACATTAAAGAACTTGAATATCACCCAGAACTTGCTACTGATATAGATAATCTAAGAACATTATGCAAAGAATGCCACAATAAACGGCATAGTCGTATGAATTATCGCGGAGCAGAACGTAAGAAAAAATTTGATGATGAATGGTGGTAGAAAATCATACCCCCGGTCGAAATATTTTGGCTAAAAATAAAAATTTTGGAAACCGGTGGATGGGTCAACTCCACAGATCTATTGATGATACGCGTATAACCCCCTCCCCAGAAGAAAGGAAGTGATTGGATGGCGGATTTAAAAATCAGAAATGAAAAGGTAGCAGCTGAGGAAAAACGATTGAATGACTTATTTTACGATCTTGCAGATGACAAGAAAAAAGTCGTATCTGGATTAGTAACTCAAGCAGCTAGATTAAAAATTTTGTTAGATGAAATGTGGATTGATATTTCTGAAAAAGGAGATTATGAATTATTCTCACAGTCAGAAAATCAGATTCCTTACGAAAGGGAGCGGCCAGTTGCTAAACAATATAATGCACGAGATCAATCGTATCAGCGGATTGTCAAGCAGTTAACAGACTATTTGCCAGAAGAAAAACGAGAAGCAGCTACCACTGCAGCTTTGGATGGTAGTGATCTCTTATGACGTTGCTTCAACCATATTTTTTTGACGAATACGTGGACTTGTACGAGCGAGGTGCTATCCCGTTTAACAAGGAACGCATTCAACTAGTCGAGTATTTAAAAAAAGAAGTTCTGGTCCGAGATGATTTATATTTCGATAATGAAATGATTCAAAAATTTATTTTATATGCTGAGAAAAATTTTTTTCCTTTAGCAAAGTATCAAAAATTCATGACACCTTTCATTTTTCTTTACAAAAAAGAAGATGATGAGGTGTTTTTTAATGAAATTTTGAACTCGATAGCACGCGGTGGTGGTAAAAATGGTTTTATGTCAGCTAGAGACTCGTTTTTTATTTCCCCACTTTACGGAGTTCGAAACTACGATGTGACGATTACAGCCAATTCCGAAAAACAAGGGAAAGTGAGTTTTAAAGAAGTTTACGAAACCGTTCAAGCAAAACGTTTAGAACAGCAATTTTACCTGACAAAAATGGCAATCACGAACCGAGTTACGAATTCTATCTTTAGTTATCGGACGAATAATCCTAAAACCATGGATAGTGCCCGTGATGGATGTCTTGAATTTGATGAAATCCATATGTTTGAAAACTCGGATATTGTTGATATCCAGCGAAGTGGATTAGGGAAAATCAAACATCCACGCACATTTTACAACGGTACAAACGGGCATGTTCGAGAAGGTTTTTATGACCGAACATTAGAACGAGCACAAAAAATATTTACTGGTGAAAACAAGAATGATCGTTTATTCCCGTTTATATGCAAACTGGACACGATCGAAGAAATGGACAAGCCAGAATTGTGGTCGAAAGCGAATCCGATGTTTGAAGAAGAATCATCCTACGCAAAACGCCTGTATTCAACGGTTATGGATGAATACTTGAAATTAGAAGAAGAACCCTCTGGTCGCCGTGAATTCGTTGTAAAACGGATGAATTTTACAGAAGGCGACATGGAAACGGATATAACTACACATGATAAATTAATGGCTACCGATCAACCTATTGGTGATTTGAAAGGAAAATCATGTGTGGCTGGTTTTGACTATGCCGAAATTCGGGATTTTGCAAGCGTTGGGCTGTTGTTTAAACGTGAAGAGAAGTTTATTTGGATGCAGCATAGTTTTGCACGGAAAGAGTTCTTAGATACATTCAAAATTAAAGCACCGATAAAAGAATGGACGGAAAAAGGTATATTCACAATTGTGGACGCGCCGTCTATTTCTCCCCAACTACTGATTGATTGGTTGAACGAAAAGCGTGAACTGTATCAAATTGAAATGGTGTGCGCGGATGGTTACCGAATGGATTTACTGCAACCGTTACTTGAAAAAGAAGGGTATAACTATGAATTTATTCGAAATATTCGTGGCGTGCAATCGAAAGTGGCGCCAATTATTGAAGATGGTTTTGCGAACGAAAAATTTATTTTTGGCGATGATCCATCGATGCGATGGTACACAAATAACAGCTATGCAAAAGTAGATAAATCAGGAAATAAAACATTCTTGAAAAAAGAACCAGTCCGTAGAAAGACAGATGGTTTTCATGCGTTTTTAGCGGCTTTATATAAACGAGAAGAAATTCAAGATGTTGATTTAGAAGGCTTTTTTGACATGATGGAAAATTGGGACTTTTAAAGTAGTGAAGGGGGGTGTGTAAATGGGAGTATTTCAATCGTTTTTTGATATTTTCAAAAAAAATTCAGAGATTGAATCAAGCTATGATTTTGATGCGTTAATCGATGAATACCATACACTTTACTTGAAACACCTAGCCGTCGATACGTGTGCTGAGTTTTTAGCTCGGTCTTTTGGCCGTTCAGAATTTAGGATTCGAAAAAATGGGCAACCGCTTAAAAATGAATGGTCGTATTTGCTGAACGTCCGACCGAATTTAGACCAATCTGCATCATCATTTTGGCAACAAGTCGTTTATAAGTTGATCACGCAAAATGAGGTTTTAATTGTTTTGTCTGATGATGACCAATTATTAATCGCAGAAAGTTATGTCAGAAAAGAATATGCGTTGTACGAAGATTATTTCGAAAGCGTGTGGTTGAAAGGGTATGAGTTCAAACGAAAGTTTCCAATGAGTGAAGTAATTTTTCTTCAGTATAACAACAATGATTTAAGTCGATATGTACGTGGCCTGTATGAAGACTATGCCTCTCTCTACAATCGCATGGTTGAAGTGGCAATGCGCAACCATCAGATTAGAGCAACTGTTACTGGTAAAGAAGGTCGCGGTTTTGATGACAAGTTACAAAAGAGAGCACAATCGTATATTGATAAGGTTTATGCGAAATTCAGCAATGAATCTATTGCAATTGTCCCGGTGCAAGCCGGACTCGAGTACAACGAACTAACAAATACAGTTGGAGAAACGAATCAGTCGATTGATGAACTGAAAAAGCTAAAACGACAATTCGTGGATGAAGTCGCTGATATTTTAGGGATCCCTTCTACAATCTTGCATGGTGAATTAGCAGATTTAGAAAGTGCGCAAACAGTATTGAATAAATATTGTTTGAAGTCATTAAATAAAAAAATTGAAGATGAGTTAAACGCTAAAATCATTGATAAAACTGAATTTGTTAATGGGACTGAAATCAAAGTTGTAGGCGTGGACAAAAAAGATATTTTCGATCTGGCTGATGCGGTAGATAAATTAATTTCAAGTGGCGGATTCAATCGAAATGAGATTCGAAAAGAAGTCGATTATGAAAGTATTGATGGTGGCGACGAGTTTTACATCACCAAAAACTATGAGAAGGCAGCGAAAGGAGGGGAGGAAGTAAATGACGAAACTGGAAATTAAAGGAACGATTATTTCGAACAATCAAAAATGGATCTACGATTTGTTCGAAATGGATAGCACCGCACCGCGTGACATTGTTTTACCCGAAACCAATGAACCATTAGAAATTGTGATTAATTCGGGTGGAGGAGATGTCTATGCTGGAAGTGAGATATACACGGCTTTGCGTGCATATCAAGGTGAAGTGACAGTGAAAATTGTAGGGATTGCAGCTAGTGCGGCAAGCGTTATTGCGATGGCTGGTAGTTCAATTGAAATTAGTCCAACCGCCCAAATTATGATTCACAATGTTTCTAGTGGTGCAAGCGGTGATCACAGAGCGTTGGCTCATGAAGCAGAAGTCTTAAAGAACTATAATTTGTCGATCGCGAATGCTTATATCGGTAAAACGGGTCTTGAAAAAGAAAACTTACTTGAACTAATGAATCATGAAACCTGGTTGACAGCAGAACAAGCAGTAGAGAAAGGATTTGCGGACAAAGTAATGTTTCAAAATGAAGAAGCACCTTTACTAGTCGCAAGTGTCTCGCCGGTTATTCCGCCAGACGCGATTTCAAAATTGGCAGAAAAGTTAAAACCGCAGTTTGATTTAGATGAATTGGCAAATAAAGTAGCAGAAAAACTAAATACTAAAAAACAAGAATCGATTGAACCAGAAAATGCTGGTTTGAAACGGTTCTTTTTTTAATACAAAAAATAAGGAGGTCATACTGAATGACTATGAAACTATCAAACGAATTCAAAACAATTCGTGACAACTTCTTAGCTGCTGTTAATAATAACGAGCCAGCTGAAAAACAAAATGAACTATACGGTGCAATGCTCGATGAATTGCTGAACGAAGCAAAAAAACAAGCGCGTGCTGAGGCAGAAGGATTAATTGCTGAAAATCCGGCAGATGCGAAATTATCTGCTCGTGAGCGTAAATTTTTTAATGCTATCAGCACGGACGTCGGTTATAAAGAAGAAAAATTGTTGCCGCAAGAAACCATTGATCGAATCTTTGAGAACTTAACTACTGCCCATTCACTATTAGCTGAAATCGGTTTAGTAAACGCAGGGCTACGATTGAAATTCTTGAAATCTGAAACAAGTGGTGTTGCTGTATGGGGAAAAATCTTCGGCGAGATCAAAGGTCAGTTAGATGCAGCGTTCAGTGAAGAAGAAGCAATTCAAAGCAAATTGACGGCGTTTGTAGTTGTTCCTAAGGATTTGAAAGACTTCGGACCAGCTTGGATTGAATCATTTGTGGCTACTCAAATTGATGAAGCTTTTGCAGTGGCTTTAGAGGCTGCTTTTTTATCAGGAGATGGAAATGACAAGCCGATTGGTTTAAATCGTCAAGTTCAAGAAGGTGTAGCCATTACTGGTGGTGTTTATCCAGAAAAAACTTCAATGGGCGATTTAACATTTGCTGATTCAGCAACGACCGTTAAAGAACTAACGAATGTTTACAAACATCATTCAACTGACGAAAAAGGTCATGCAGTTGCTGTAGATGGAAAAGTTGTCATGGTAGTTAATCCTAGTGATGCTTGGGATGTCAAACGTCAATATACTTCATTAAATGCGCAAGGAGTATATGTAACTGCGTTACCTTACAATTTGAAAATTGTTGAATCATTAGCGCAAGCAACTGAAAAAGTTTTAACGTTCGTAAACGGCCGATACGATGCATATATTGGCGGGGGCATTACTTTACGTAAATACGATCAAACATTAGCGATTGAAGACATGGATTTATACACTGCTAAACAGTTTGCTTATGGGAAAGCTAAAGATGATAAGGCTGCTGCAGTTTGGGGATTAAAAGTATCCGAGGGAAAATAGAGGCCCCCGCAGTTATTAATGTTGAACCGACAAGTGACGGAGCAACAATTGCACTGCGATAGAAAGGGGCGTTTCTATTGGATGAGAAATTGCTAAAAGATTTCAAATCGCGGATGAGAATCTTTCATACTGCTGACGATGAAAACTTAGAAAATATTTTGAAAAGTTCAAAAGTAGCTGTTAAGCGATGGTGTGGGACTGACAATGTTTCAAATCCTGAAATTCGCGAACTCGTGATTGAACGCAGCCGATATGTCTACAATGATTCGTTAGAATTTTTCAATGATAACTTTCAATCGGAATTAATGGCTGTCTCTTTAGCAAATTATGAAGAGGGAGCTGATGGCGAAGATGAAGTACCAGAAACCCAAAGTCAATAACGGCGCTATGAGAACACCTGTTGAATTTTTTCAATATCGACCTCATAAAGGCCCTGAGCCAGGCGAGCAAGAGAAGCAGACCATTTTTAATTGTTTCGCTGAGATTTATAACCCCTCAATGAAAGACTTGGAAATTTTGAACTCAAAGACGACTAAACAAGCAGTAACTCTCACGATTAGAGATCCGCAAACTGACTACATTGTTTCAAACAAGCATTATGTAGAGGTTATGGATAGGAGATATTCAGGCATTCGTTGGAACATCGTTGACGTTCGAAATGATTTCACTGACAACCGATTCATCACGATTTTGTTAGCGGTGTATGACGATGAATAATGTTGATTTTAAAGGTGTAAATGAAACGCTACGTGAGATGGAAAAACGTTTAGGGTCCACTAAAACACGAAAAATTGCTCGTGAAGCGGTTGACGAAGGGGCTTCTGATGTTGAGGAACAAATGAAATGGGCAATGATGTCTTTTAAAGACACTGGCGCTACTATCGATGAAGTCGTCAAAAAGAAAGCAACGTACCGCAATGAAAACACCGAAGCTGAAATTGGCTGGAACGGTCCAAAACAGCGGTATCGAATTATCCATTTGAACGAGTGGGGATACACCAGAAATGGTCGTCAAATAAAGCCGCGTGGATTTGGAGTAATAACAAAATCACTGAAATCATCTGAAAAAATTTACTTTAATACAGTAGCTAGGGAGTTGAGGAATAAGTTATGAAAGATATGTTGATGACAATTTATGAGGCACTATGCTCAAACTCTTATATCCACGATATGACTTACAACTCTGATTCAGAAGAGTACAGGATTAAGTTTTACGAGCAACCTGAAACGGCTGACAAAACAGGTGCGTTTATCACAATTCGACCTGCAGATGTACCGAACGAAGCATTCCACGGGAGCGATAAAGAGCTTTCTATCGAACACCTGATACAAATTGATGTGGAGTCAAAATACAGAGCGACATGCAAACAAATGCAGTATGAAATTAAAAAAGAGATGAAGAAGCTTGGTTTTGGCCAAGTGAGCGGCCAAGGTTTAGACGAATATTTCTCGGAGACTAGACGTTATGTAGACGCTCGACGATATGACGGGAATACACGAATTTACGATACACAATATTAAAACAGAATAACAGGAATTAAGACACGAAAACTCGTGTCTTTTTTTGTTGTCAAAATTAGGAGGAAATAAATTATGACTTTAGTCGGATTTAAAAAAATGACAATCGGAATTTTTGATAAGGACGGTAAAATTCCAACAGCTAATCAATTTGTTATTGAAGGTAAACAAGATAAAGGGGCCACTGTATCCGCTGAAATTAGCGGCCTATCAAAAGAAGCTACAAAGGTATATGGATCAAATATTGCTTACTATATCTCGCAAAAAGGAACAGGGGACATTTCTGCAACGTTTGGATTGTTAGATTTGCCAGAAGATCTAAATGACAAGATTCTTGGTTACAAAACTGATGCAAACAAGATCAGCTTTCTTGGCGAAGACACGGAGCCGCCATATTGCGCATTGCTTATGGAGTCAGAAGATCTCGGTGGGGATACAGCTATGTTGACAATCTTTAAAGGTAAGTTTAGTCGTGAAGCTATCAATTTGAATACTACAACAAATGAAGCCTTTGAACCTGAAGCAGAGGAGTATGTATTTTCTGCAATTGCCAATGATGCTGATGGCGATGCAAAGGGGCAATCGGTTGCTAAATATGTTGGAGATGAAGAGGCGTCAATTACAGCAATGCGCACAATGGCTTTTCCAGCGGGGGAGTAACAAGCCCAGTCGTTGGGACAGTTACCCCGACGACGACAGGGGCAACAATCGCATTAAGTTAGGAGAATGAGTGTGGTAGATACATTTAGAATTTATAAAAAAGATGGAACAAAAGTAGTGGAGGGCACAAGCCCTCTTTCTATCACTGGTATTGCAGCAAATACACAAGTAGCAAAGGGAGACTATCAAGCAACTCGGTTGGTTAATGATGTTGAATCAATGAAAGTTGATATCCCAGCATTTAAGACATTGCCCGAACAAGAGCCGGAAACACCTAGCTTTGATCCTGAAGGAGATGTAAAGCCAACAAATGCGAATACCGTTGAAGAAATAAAAGCATGGTTGACAGCACATGGTATTGATTACACCGGAAAGACACTTAAATCAGATTTGCTTGCATTAGTACCAGCGTAGGTTTTTAGAGGACTGTAGTAGTCCTCTTTTTTATTTGAAAATATTAGGAGGAAATTATAGATGGCACAAGTTCGAATTGAATTAAAAAATAAAAAAGGCAAAAAAGAAGTCTTTGAGAAATTAGAAACAACCGGGAAAGACTATCGTTTAGCTTTGCAAACAATTAAAAAATTAAATGCAGAAAAAATCATGCTGTGGGATCAGTTAGATATTTATTTAGCTTTTGCAGTGGAAATTTTCAAAGCAGACAAATTGACTACAGATCAGATTTTGGAAGGATTACCTTCTGAAAAAACTCGGGAAACTTTGGATGATTTATTAGGGCAAGTAATGGGAATTGAAGATAATCCTGATCCAGATGCAAAAAAGTAACTCCGGAAGAGGCCGAAGAAATGTATCTGGAATTGTGCCGAGAATTAACTAAACAGGGATGGTCTCTCTCTGATATTGAAAATAATTCTTTTGACACGTTAATTGAAATTGCTTGTGTAAGACCGAAAAAAGAAAAATCAAAAGAAGTCGACCTAAAAGACTTCGTCAAATCTATTTAGGAAAGGAGGAAAATTATGGCAAACGGGAAACCGTTAGGTAATATGAAGGTTATCTTAGACCTAGACAGTTCTGCCTTTTCAAAAGGACTTGATGGAGCAAAAAAAAGTGTTGCGTACAATATGAAAGCCATGCAATCACAGATGAAAGTAATGAATTCATCGGGTGATAAATTGGGCGCTTTGCAAACAAAATACGACGGACTTAGCAAAACGCTTAGCTCTAACGAAAAGTACATGAGTAAGTTAAAGACTCAGTATGATAAAAGCTTCGACGCGAATGGTAAAGCAACGGCTTCCACTGCTAAATATGCAAATGAATTGAATCAAGCGATTGCTAAGTCTGCTAGTTATGAAGCTCAGATGAAAACCACTACAGGACAAATTGCCCGCATGAAGGTAGAAACAGAAGGTGTAACTGGGAAACTTAAAGCACAATCTGATCAGTGGATTAAGTCAGGAAAGAAAATTGAATCTTTCGGTAAAAAAATGTCTAGCATAGGAAGCACATTGACCATGTCTGTTACAGCGCCGATCGCTGCTGGGTTTGGATTGGCTACTAAGAAGGCTGTTGATTTTCAAACTCAAATTGGTGAAATTGGTCCATTGTTGACCAACGGTGGGAAAATGACAACCGAATATCGCAATCAATTAGATCAGATGTCTGTTAGCTCGAAAAAATGGGCGAAGGAATATGGCGTTTCTACTACTGAAATAAATACTGGTTTAGCAGAAATTGTTCGTAAAGGCTATGACGCGAATCAAACGCTTGGTGTAATGCCTTCTATTTTAGATGCTACCAAAGCATCCGGGGACGACTTCAACGATGTAATGAATGTAACAACCGAGGTAATCAGTCAGTTTAATTTAAAAGGCAAAGATTACAATAGCACTGTTAAGAACGCAACACGTGTGACGGATGCGTTGACTTATGTGGCTAATGCAACTTCTGCTGGTTTCTCAGATTTAGGACTAGCAATGGGGTATGTGGGACCAGTAGCGAATAGCTTAGGCATGGATGTAGAAGAAACTGCTTCTGCAATTGGTCTGCTAAGTGATGCTGGTATCGGCGGAGAAAAAGCTGGGACTGCATTACGTGGAGCATTAACTCGTTTATTGAAGCCATCAAAACAAAACATTGCCGGATTTGAAAAACTAGGTATTTCTGTAGATGAGTTTAAAAACGGTACGTTAACTCTTCCAGATATGTTGAATAAGATTAAGCAAAACACTGAAGGCTGGACGGATGCGCAACGTACATCTGCAATAGCCTTAGCCTTCGGCACCGAATCTCAATCAGCAATGAACGTATTAGTTGGGCAAGGCGGTGACGCGTTAAAAGGGTTAACTAAAGAAACTTATAACGCTAACGGTGCCACTAAAGAAATTGCAAAATCAATGAATGATTTACCAGCCAATAAGGTGGCTCGATTTAAAGAATCGTTAAATGTTTTAGCCATTACCGCTGGAGAGAAATTGCTTCCAGTGTTTACACCTATACTTGAGAAAGCAACTCAGTTGATCAACAAATTCTCTGAGTTGGATGATGAAACTCAACAGAACATTCTTAAATGGGGGCTTATGGCGGCCGCTGTCGGTCCAACATTAAAACTATTTGGCACCGGGGCTACAGTAATAGGTAAGACTCAAACTGCTGTCGGCAAATTGACTGGTGGGATTGTAGACTTAGCCGCTAAAGCAGCTGAGAAGAAAGCAATTGCAGGATTTAGTACGACTGTTGCATCAGTAGGTACTGCTTCTGCTACTGCTGCTGGGGCAAGTGGTGTGGCTGGGTTAGGAGCGTCTATCGCTGGCTTGGCAGGACCCATTGGAATTGGATTAGTAGCATTAGGAGCGGTAGCTGGTGCTGTAGTTGTAGGTAAAAAGGCCTATGATGATTACCAATTATCTGGTGGCAAGTGGGGCACAGAAGTTACTGGCACCCAAGATAAAGTAATCACAAAATCGAACGAGTTAAAAGAAAAAGGCGTTCAGTATATGAACGAGTACCAAGACGGTGTCAATACCAATGCTGAAAAAATCAAAAAGGCAAATAAAGGTATTCAAGACGCGATTGAAGGAACGCTGGAAAAAGAAGAAAAACGTCGTGAGAAGATTACTAAATTAAGCTTTTTGGATGAAGAAACAAAAGCTTGGTATGATCAAGTTATTGCCGCGCAGAAAAAAGTTGATGAGAAAACAGCCGAAACGGTTAAAGCACAAATCGATAAGATTAACGGAATATACAAAAATGCTTCTGATAATAATCGACAATTATCTGATCAAGAAATGCAATATATCAGAGCGTCGTACGCTAACTTATCCGATGATCAATTGAAAGCAGCTGGTTTTACTAAGTCGCAGCGGTTGGCAATCGAAACAGCTTATCAGGATGATTTGTCGAAGTTGAGTGAAAAAGAAGTAAGTACACGAATTAAAACGTTAGAAAAAGCCTTGGATAAGGAAAAGACCTCTTATGATAAGCAACGTAAAGAGATTGAAAGTAACGAAACTCTTAGCTCATCTGTCAGAAAAAGATTATTAAACGATTTAAAAGAAAATTATAAGAAAAGCACTAGTGAAATGATTACGGCTCTTGGTAATCTTACTGAAAAATCAGGATCTTCATTAGATTCGGTTTGGTTCAAATGGGAAAAGTACGGATACAACGTTGAAGAAGTGACTGCATTAGTGTCTAGCAGTGTCAAAGATACCACTAAAGACCTAAGCTTATTCGCAAAAGGAACTTCCGATGCTGATATGCAATGGAACGCTTTAAGTCTTGATCCTAAGACTGGTGAAGTTAAAACAAACATGACTGATGTTTTAACTGAAATCGCTCAGACTGATGATGGATGGAATCAGCTCAAATTTATGGTTAAGGAAGCTAAATTAACTTCTAACGCAAAAGAAGAAGTCGCAATTGCTATGGGTGAAGCTGGCAAGTGGGATCAGTTGTGGTTGACCGAAAAAATGTTATTGGTCAATGGCGATGAAGCAAAGCTAGAGCTTTATGAAACTATCAATGCTATGGGTGCGTGGAACCAATATGTCTTAGATCGAAAAACGTTAGGTATTGACAATGCGGATGCAGTTTATAAGTTATTCACCACACAAGAGCAAATCAATCAGTGGAATACTCTACCAGTAAATCAGAAAAAGTTATTAGCTGACAATACAGACTTAACAGAAAAGATATTTGCTTCAAATGAATCCTACACTGCTTGGACTCAAGTTCCAGATAATATCAAATATATGTTAGCAAACAATGAAGATTTGAATGCAAAAATTCAAGAAGGTGTAATAAGTACTGAACAATACAATCAAATATTACCCTTATTGAAGCAAATGTTCGGCGAAAATTATGATGTCCTTGCAAAAGGCAAACAGGCGAAAGCTGACATTGACGATTATAACAAAAATCACAACCCTGCTAACAAAATCCTTAATGCTGACAACTCTGATCTTTTAAACAAAGAAAAAGCTGCCCGAGAGAAACTTACTGGCCCTGGTGGGTACAATCAAATTCCTGTTCCTGAAAAGACGATGACTGCCAAAGATGATGTAACTCCAAATGTGGAAAAAGCCGTTAAATCCTATAGAGAAGTTGCGAACTTACAAGATAAAACAATCAGTTTCAAATTGACCGCATTTTTTGATGATACATGGGAAAAAGTTAAAAAGGCATTCAATCAAAAAGGGAACAATATCACTGGCAACTACGCAAACGGCACTAACTACCATAAAGGCGGTTTAGCTCTCGTAAACGACCAGATTGGTTCAAAGTATAAAGAACTAGTTAAACTTCCTAACGGGCGAGCATTCGTTCCACAGGAAAGAAATACTTTGCTTGATTTACCTAAAGGCTCGTCTGTATTAAAAGCCTCTCAAACAGCAAAATTGATACCTCGCTATGCCGGTGGTATAGGCGAAGTGATCACGCAAGACTCTCAAATTACTGAATTAATAGCAGCCATAAATGAATTAATTCTGACGTTCAAAACTATGCAGCCTCAATCAGCTGAATCGGATACAGTTGGGATGATGACTGAAAAATCTGTTATCCCAAATACTCAAGGATCAACAGGAGTGGCTTCGATAACACCAGATCAGCTATTGGCTCAAGGAGAAGAGTATACTGCGATCGGCACAATGTGGATGACGAATCTTATGAATGGCTGGAATTCAATTGTTCCGTCTTACATGAAGAGTGAGTCCATATTTATTTCTAACTACTTAACCCAATTAAAAAATCAAAACAATCCGAATTATTTGCAAGGTGTTACGTGGAATAGAAACTTAATGAATGGTTGGAACAGTTTAACAGGAACATTTATCAATCTAATCAAGACCTTCTGTAATCAAGCGATGACGACTCTTCGGAGTTACAATGCGCCTATGTACAACAATGGCCGTACTTGGCAACAGAATAATTTGAACGGTTGGAACTCGTTGTATGGATCGTTTATTGCAAGAGTTAACCAGCTGGGAAATGATTCAATTAATAATCTCCGTTCCAAAAACGGCGGTTTTTACAGCGCCGGAAACTATCTGATGCAATCGCTAATCAACGGGTTAAACTCAATGGGTGGTTCGCTATCATCAACGATGAACGGTGTAGCGAACAAGATGGTTGGTGGAATCGGTAAAGGTGTTAATGGAGTAATCGGCGGTGTTAACTATGTTCTAAAAGAGGTTGAATCAGACAAGAAATTAGGAAACTGGACTGTTCCACAATATTCAAAGGGAACAGACGGACACCCTGGCGGATTAGCAATGATCAACGATCAAAAAGGGCCTGTTCATGAAGAGTATGTTCAGATGCCTGATGGCCGTGGTTTTATTGCCAAAGGAAAGGATCTATTGGTCAACCTTCCTAAAGGGGCGCAAGTACTGAATGCAAGTCTTACTAAGAAATTAAAGAAAGGTTTCGATATTCCGCATTATGCCAATGGAACGGATGACTTTGATATCTTTGATTTGATTGATGATGAGGGAGCGTTTAGGAAAGTTGTAGACCAAAGAATTGACTACAATAGTATCGCGGAACCTTGGAAGAGAATGACAAAAGATGGCGTTAAGTTAATGACAAGCGCGGCTTATCCTTTTGCACAAAAGCAAGTTGAAGATTCGTTTGGTGGTGGCAGTTTTGATGGAGCTATGAATGCCAATAATGTATACCAATACTTAGTGGATATTGCACAAAAAGTTATGTCAAAATTTGGAGGACTAACTATCACTTCTGGATACAGACCGGGAGATCCTTATTGGCATGGTAAGCATCAAGCGTTAGATATCTCGGGTTATCCTTACGGAAGCCCTAGATACACGGAAGCAGCAAATTGGGCCTTCGAGAAATTCCCTAAACAGATTGCTTATGTGATTACGAATGGTAGGGTACGTGACCGTGTGGGAATGTCAGGCCAAGCTGCAACAGGACAATGGGTCCCTTGGCCAGATGGCGATCATTATGATCATATTCATTTGAACGGTTCTTTGGGATCAGGAAACATATTTAAAGCTGGAACGGACGTGGCAGGAGGACTTCCTACGCCAAGTGGGGCTTCTGTTGAACGCTGGCGTCCTTCTATTAAGAAAGCACTGAAAATGAATGGACTACCCACTTCTCAAGCATATGTGAATGCCTGGATGTCTCAAATCCAAACAGAATCTGGTGGTAACCCTTCTGCAATCGGAGGTAACGATGGATTGGCAGATGGAAATGCTACTGGACTTCTACAGACTAAGCCAGGAACTTTTGCAGCAAATGCTTTTCCAGGACACGGTAATATTATGAACGGTTTTGATAACATGTTGGCAGCAATCCGTTATGCCAAAAATCGATACGGAGCGAATATGCTAGGCGTGATCGGCCGAGGACATGGTTACGAAAATGGGGGCTTAATCAATAAAGATGGTCTTTATAGAGCAGGTGAAGGAAACAAACCGGAAATGGTGATTCCCTTAACTCGCAAAACGAGAGCGATAGAACTAATGGGACAAGCTTTAGCATTTCTGGCTGGGGATAATAAAAATAGTTCGAAACAGTCCGCTGGCGTTGATAATACAGCAGAGTTGGTAACACTGATTAAGCAACAACAAAAGCAACATAGTGATCTGATGCGAATTTTGAGAGCGATATTGAGCAAGGAAAGTGGAATAACCAGTGAAGCGGTTGGAAATGCTGCAAATGATTTGATGGGGAGCGATTTGAATAAATTAGGCTATACGATAGGAGGTGGCTTCTAATTGTTCTACAAGTTATTGATTAATCAGAGTGGAAATCTGTTTGATCCACAAGTTAAAGATAAAATAGTCTGTAAAGAAATAAAGAGACAGGCTCCTCTATACGAAGTTAAGTATGAAGAGTTTGAAGGAACGAATGGAAGCAGAGAATCAAATGCCTCCTTTCGTCCTTTTGAATTAGTTCTCACTTTCGACATATTTTATAAAAATGAATATGACAAAGAATTGATAGTAACAGAGTTACATCAAATATTTTTCCCCGGCTATCAGTATTATTTGACACACGAACTGAGCCCAGGTAAAAGGTTTAAAGTGAATCCAGTAAATTTCGAACTTACTGAAGAAGAAAATGATTACTCGACTATAGAAATCACCTTCGATGTTCCTAGTGCTTGTTCTGAATCTCTCTCAACCACACTGTCAGAATTTAGCTTATCGAACGAGTGGCAATTCTCACAAAATCTTGAAGCTGCGGATTATAAGTACAGTTTTGATGTAAGCCGTTTCCAAGTATTTAACGCAGGAGACTTTGCAATTGATCCAAGGGAACATGCATTGAACATCACTCTTCAAGGTGAATCGCTAGGTAATGCTACAATTTTCAACCGAACGACAGGCGATCGATTTATTTACTATCCTGAATTTTCAACAAATTTAGGACAGACTGTCACGCTAGATCGTGTTTATCCGAAACTAAATGGTGTCAATCGTGGTATTGACACAAACTTAAGTCTGATCACTTTAGTTCCTGGTATTAACGAAATAGAAATACAGAATGTATCAAACGTGAAGTCCTCTTGGGATTTCCGTTACTTGTATAAGTAGGTGATAACGTGACAAACATCATCATTCAGAATTACGAAAAGACAAAGAAGGAGCTCCTTGTTGATTATGACAAGGACTCTTTTTTTGAGAATTGGCAACAGAATGAAACATGGGAAGTTAGTTTAGATGTTACTAAGACAGAAGTAAACAGCTATGCTTTTGACCTTGTTGATTATGAAAATTCCATACTATTGAATGGTCAAGAATTTGTTATTAAATCTATGACGACTTCTGGCGAAGGGGCACAAGTAACTAAGAGTATTACTGCTACGCATGTTTACTACACGATTCAGGATGGAAGACAATACAATACTCTGCAGCCGAACGGAGCGAAAAGTATCCAACAATTACTCTCCCATATCTTCAGCGCGGGAAATCGAGGATTCACTTGGGAAGTCGTAGATCCGAATAAAAAGTTTCTTACGGTTGAACAAGAAAACTTTGGCAATGCGAATTACTTAAAGCTGATTGAAGAAATATTAAGTGATTATGATGCGGTGGTTATTCCAAATAATAAACATCTAACCTTCTATCCACGCTCAGAGTTCGGGGATAAAGTTCAGGAGCAGATTCGATACAAATACAACACGGATTCAGTGAAGTTCGACATAGACACCTATTCGTTGAAAACGCAGATTAAGGGATTTGGTAAGAAAAAGGAAGATGACACGTATTATTTCTCTCCGATTACTTACACTTCTCCCGAATCGGAGAAATGGGGAATACGGATACAAGATCCGGTAGAAGATGAGCGATATACGGTTGTTGGTAACATGATGGGACGACTAAAAAAAGATTTACAAGATTATCCTTCAATCAGCGGTTCAGTAACTCTGAAATGGCGAATTGATCCACAAAAAGGAGATTATGTACCATTCATTTATGAACCGCTAAATATAAAAACGTACATTCAAATTGTGGGAATTAAGACATATCCTGCATTACCTAATAAACCGCCTGAAATCACGTTATCAAATACGAAGAAAACAATGACATCAATACTAGCGAACTTAGCTAGGAAAGGAGTGATTTAGTGGAATTACTAAAACTCATTAAAAATAGAATTTCAACAGAATGGAAAAAAACGTTCAACGATAATGTGGATATTTTGAACGGTATTACACGTGACCAAAATCAAAAAATAGACGTTGTTGATAAGAGAATTGACAATCTAGTCTTGCGCAGTGGCGGTGAGTCCCCGAATGAAGTAGTGGATGCACGTGTTAATAATACGGGCAAAACTTTCGATACGCTTGAATCTAGGTTGCTCGCTGCAGAAAACCAAAATGATCAAAACATTGAAGAAGCAAATCGTCAAATTTTAGAAAACAAATATCAACTCGCTCAATTAAATGGAGTAGTTAGAATGCTATACAATGCAGCGGGATCAAATATTGCTATTTATGTTTCTAAAGAACGTGGAAGTGATGTCGCTGGAGATGGGACACAAGAAAAACCTTTTCGCACGATTCAAACTGCTGTAAATCAAATCCCCTTAATTAATCGTTCGAACACCACAATTTTTATTGAAGACGGAACCTACTTAGAGGATGTGCGTATATCTAATTGCTCGGCAGCATCCATTTACATTCGGACTATACAAAATGTTGACAGTCTAGATATTAAGGCGAATGTCATGCCGGTCAAAGTTCGATCAATCGGCTTTACCTACTGTCAAGGATATTTCAATTTGTATGGCTTAGAATTTATAGATCAAGCGAATGCAACAAGCGTGTTTAGTACTAAACTTTCAGCTTTTTGTGAACAGGGAGGGTATTTATCACTAAGTAAATGCGGGTTTAGAGAAAACACGAAAGCTTTAGATCATAACACTCTTTATGTCGGTGGGACTGGTCAGATGGCTGTTTATGACTGTATGTTTGTAAATCAAAAAGTGATTGCAAGAGCAAATTTGATGGCAGATTTAAATTTCGCTAGTCCAAATGGTTTTGGGTGTGAAACTGGTGTAATTTCTAATACGGCAACCGTGAGAACATCAAACCTATCTTCTGTGGCGACAACTCCTACAAAAACAGAAGGAAATGGGCTGATTATTACTAAAGGGACGGTGTTGTAATTGTTCAAGATTAGCGAAGAAATAATTGTGATCCAAGCTGAAGCAACTACTCCTATACCAACTGGAGTGGTTTTTTGGTCTCATGACAAAGGGACTGCAAAACTGATCATTCAGTTAAAAAAAGATCATCTAAATCAGACCTTACCTCAAGGAACAATCGTACCGATTCTTTTAGAGTTCAATTCAGCCACAGCAGAGAATGGCAAAGGGCGTCATATTTACCATGCGATAATTGAAGATGCTTTAGAGGGAATTGTCTCCATTGTTTTAGAAGATAATATTCTCGGTTACGTTGGCCGTGTGGATGGTTCGGTTTATATTGAGTTACCTGATTCACGGTCACTTGATACTGCCGGTCGATTTACTTTTGACATTAAACGAAGCCCGATTGATGATGATGTTCCTGAATTGGAAGATTACTATTGGCAAGGTTTCAGCGAAATTAACAAAGAATTTGTCGACATGAAGAACAAATTGAACACAGCAATCGTTGATTTTGGAAACAAAAAGAATGAAATTGTTCAAGATTTTAATACAAAATTTACTGAAGTGAATACAGCATTGACTTCTGCTTTAACTGAATTTGAAAAGGGAAACTTTTATACTAAACCTGAAGCAGATGATCTTTTTTTCAGTAGCGAAGATTTGGCTACTAAAGAAGAAGCAGAAGCTGGCGAAGATAACACTAAACCGATGACACCACTTCGAGTTTTTCAAGCAATCGCTAAATGGACGAAAGACAAATTCGTTTCAAAAACTGAGAACGAAACGGTTTTGGGGACTAAGAACTTCCAAGATGGGATTACTTTTGGGGATGGCTCCTTACTTCCATCAAAAAGAAAATCAGCTATATCAAAAAAAATTTATTCGCCAGAAACGGATCCAGGGATGTATGCCAACGGGATGATAGAACTTGAGAGGGACGGAAATCTGGTTACTTGTACGTTTGCGTTCAAACCTGTAAACACGCATGCACACGGAGCTAAAGTAATTTGGTCGCTAGGCGAATTTGAGCCTGAAGGCACAATAAGAATGCCGACTTGCGAGGGTGGTTGCTATTTATATACTGATCCCACGGATGGAAATGCAATCAAAATCGGTAAAGGATTGACAAAAGATCAATGGGCAACCGGAACTATGAGTTGGATTGCGAAAAACAGAATCTAGGAGGAAGCATAATGAAAGTAATTTATAAAGTCTTGTATCCAATGGGATTTGAAAAGCATGAAGTTTCTGATGATTTTCCAACTTCTATTCCGTTTGTGGAAGATGTGCCGTTTTCATTCAAAAAGAAAGAAAACGAAACGGAAAATGAATTTCTGAATCGGCAACAATCCCAATTCTATAATTTTGCGGAGAGAAAATGGGAAGAAGCCGTGACTCAAGATTATTCGAAGAGGCTAAAATTATTGGAAACTTTAACAGAGACTGTTCAGAAAGAAAACGAAGAGCTTAAGAAGACGGCTGAAGAACAGGCGATTCAAACGACGGATACGCAACTAGCAATAGCTGAAGTTTATGAAATGTTGGTTCCTGCAAGCAAGGAGGCTAATTAAATGGTAAATATTTACGTCAATTTGATTCAGAAAGGTCTGAGAACTATTGAAGAAGTACCTAAAACAATCAGAAAAGAAGTGCAAGCAATCTTGGACGCAGAAATTGCGGATTAGGATTGCTTTTTGTTTACTCAGAAAAGAGGTGAATACAATGGCAGTAGTCTACGCGACGTTGATTATCAAAGGTAAGAAGACGATCGAACAAGTACCTGGTCTGATCCGCGAACAAGTGAGAGAAATCTTACTGGATATGGATTTACCAGAATTAGCAGAGTAGCACACTTTCGAGTGTGCTTTTTATTTTGATTGGAAGGTGGAAAGGCATGTGTTGAACATTGAATTAGTTACAAGGTGGATTGAATGGCTAACGGTAATCGGCGTGGCTGTGCTAACAGTTATTCGACCCATTATGAATAGCTTCAACAAGATAAGTGAGAACTTGACCAAAATGACTCACAGCTTAGATTTATTGAACCGTGATTTACAAGCAAGCAAAGAAGATCGAACAAGTATCCATGACGAATTACAACGACACGATGAACGGTTGGATTCTCATAACGATCGTTTGATTGAACACACACAACAGATTAAAACCCTATACAAAGAAAGGAATAATTAAAATGAAAATCAATTGGAAATTAAGAATCAAATCGAAAGCATTTTGGGTGGGCGTTGTCCCACTAGTCATTCTATTAGTTCAGGCGGTCGCTGCTGCATTCGGCTATACATTAGACCTTTCTTCTTATGGAGATAAGGCATTAGCTGTAATCAACGCGCTGTTCGCTTTATTGGCTTTCTTAGGAATTACTGCCGACCCTACAACGCATGGGTTATCTGATAGCGAACAGGCATTGACCTATTCGAAACCGAAGAAGGAGGAGGACGAATAACATGGTATTAAATGTAGTAGACGTGGCTTCACATCAAACAGTTCAACAAGCAATCACTGCTGGGGCAGATGCTTGTATTGTTAAAGCTACACAGGGAACAGGGTATATTAATCCTAAGTGTGATGCTCAGTATCAATTAGCAAAACAGCATGGATTATTACTCGGGGTATATCATTACGCCGGAGGTGGAAGTCCCATTTCAGAAGCCGATTATTTTCTAGCAAATATTAAAGGATATATTGGTGAAGCCATTTTGATTTTAGACTGGGAAGAATATCAAAACGCATCTTACAATAATACGAATTGGGCACGTCAATTCGTCAATCGCGTACATGAAAAAACAGGTGTCTGGTGTGTGCTTTACGGCAATCGTCAAGATATTGATCGTTGCTTAAACCTAGTGAATGATTGTGCTTTATGGTTTGCAGGTTATCCGACAAACACTCAACGGGATTGGAACGCTCCAGAATTTATCTATAATATTTCACCGTGGAAAAGTATGATTGGTTGGCAGTATAGTGCTGCTGACGTAGATCGTAGTAAGTTCTATATTACTAAAGAACAATGGAATAAGTACGCAAATCCTTCTCAAACAAATAAACCTAGTCCAGCGCCACAACCAGCTAAGCCAAACAAAACAGTTGATCCAACAACCGCAGGGCAACACTTCCCGATTATGCAAGATCCTAAATTCCCGCAAAACAAAGCTCATCTGGATCGTTTTGGTCCAGTAGGTAATAAATTAGTAGTGGAAGGTTGGCATACAACTGCTTCAAAGCATGAGTTTATTATCGTTATGGATCGAGTAAAAAATAAGGAGCTTGCCAGAAAAGAAGTCAAACCAATTGCCCGTCCAGATGTTAAAAAAGCATTTGGATTATCTTATGACCAGGTTGGATTTAAAACAGAATTTGATTTAGCGCAATTCAAGGGCCATTCTGTAATCGTTCTACTTCGTGCAACAAATGATCCAAAGGGGAATACAGCGGGAGGCTTCCAAGACTTCACAGAGACTCGTTGGTATCACGATATTAAGTGACATTAAAAAAGAGTTTAGGCGAGAATGCGCTTGCAAGATATTAACAAAAGAGCTATTATGAATGTGTAAGTTTTGCCAGAACTTACTTCTTTTTCATAACTAAGTTTCATCTTGATCGGCAACCAGTCGTGTGCGGGCTGGT